CATTGGATGGAAACTGGTTTTATGAAGAAATTGATCTTAAGACACACTTGTTGGAAAGATTGGTTTGAAGAAAGCTGGAGGATTCTGTTCAACTATTTTATGGGCTTTCTATTGCTGTATTGGTTGGGTATTTTTCCCACTATGAGCATAACTAATTTGTCTTGGTGCATTGCTACTATCTGGACCGTGGATTTAGCTCAGAAAGCAGCACAGTCGAATACCAATTATGCTGGAATGCTCTGGGATTGTTCTACAGGGATTGTTCTATGGGTAGTCACCATACACTTGGGTTTCTGTTCTCCTGCATATTTCACAATTTTATTTACTTTTGCATCTATTGTGGCCGTTAAAACTATCTTGAAACGGTGTGAAGAAAAATTGTTGGAAAGAGTATCCAGAGAACGTGAAACCTTGCCTTGGATCTTTGCTACATACAGGGAGAAGTATATAGAAGGACTTACGACGCTCTTTTTCGCTGCTGGAGCTGTTTATTGTGTCGTTAAGTTGTATAAGACTTATAATGCGAAGATGATAGAAGCCCAATCGGAGCTAGACCCCGTGAGCGATGAAGAAATCGACCTTGTTGATGCAAAAGCCACTTTGATGAAGAGAGTTGCTAAGCAATTCAACTGGGATGGTTTTACTCCAGAAGAGGAATTTGATTGCCACACGTCTTGTTGTACCACATCCCAGGAACAAATGGTTAAACTGGTTTCTGCGAATACATGTCATATTGTTGGTGAATATGTTGATGATGATGGTAAAGAACAGAATGTTGTGAACCAGGCTTTCTTTCCGTGTTCTAATGTTGCTTTGATACCACATCATATGCTGAAGAAACATCCCAGGATTATGTGTAAGTTCGTTCGTTCAACTCAGGATATTGTTGGCGCTAATTTCAAACAGATTGTAGATGTTGATCATTCTGTGAGGATTGAAGGAACTGATATGAGTCTCGTGTATATTGATCGCGGTGGTTCTTGGAAAGATTTAACATCTTATTTCCCTAATACATCCCCTAAGCAATTCAGAGGTATTTTTGTTCACAAGAATCCCTCTGGCACTGTATATCAATGTAATACAGAATTGAGCGCCGGTAATGTGACCACTGAGTCGATGACTTATCCTGGTTTTACATACAAACTACAGTGTGATACTAAGAAAGGTATGTGTATGTCGCCTATTATTGGTGTTGGTAAGAAACGTATTATAGCAGGTTTCCACCTGGCTGGATATAGTGGTACCACTACAGGAGCAGCTGGGGCCATTACATATGGGCAAATCGAGAAGGCTCTGCGTGAGCTGAACGAGATTCCGAGTGTATTGGTCTCCACTTCTGCTACAGAGAGAC